TTATCGGATCGTCCCAATGAGAAAAGGCCCAAAGTTGGCTTGAAGTAAAATTATGCTCTTGAGAATAGCGACCAAGTTCATACCAGACTCTTATTAGACGTTCGGGTCCTATCTCTCCAGCAATACCTCCGACAATTTTTCTAACAGCCTGACTACTAAGTTGATTAGGTTCAAAACCCATGTGTTGAGGAAGTCCCTTTAACTCAAACCCCAATCGATCACCAAGATCGGTAACGGTGGCTTGATCCATAATCCTCTGATTCCTTGGCTTAACATTCATATTAGCCTGGTACTTTTTAACTTTGTTTTGATATTCATCAGAATGCCAAAGAAGATTTGCTAAAGAATCATCGAATGCTTTATTAAATGCTCGACCAGCACCTATTGCATCATCAGCAAATGCTTCACGAAACGCCTTATTCTTCTGAATAATTCTCGTCAAAATTGGCTTAGCTAGCGATGTATAAATTGGATCAGTAGTCGGGTTATTTACATAATCTAGCAACTTTTTTATATTAATCATTGCTAGTTTAGGAGACATATCTGCAAGATGAACGTTCAAATATTGATAATCCCTGGCAATTTGAATAGAAAGTTCTCCTCGTATTTTAGCCGCTGGGTTAGGCGCCTTAGGCATATTAGTTTCTTGAAAATCCGAACCCTCAAGTATATGTTCAACTATACCAGCTATTTGATGATGAAAATTTCCTGTACCTTCGGCATCTAATTTAGTAATAGCTCTTTCAGCTTCAGCACGCAAACGATCCTGTTGTGTAGCATCTAAACCCCAATATACTCGATCAGTTACTCCAAGTACGTCGCGTTGAGCAACTGTATCTAGAATTGGATCAACCTCTCCATCTTCCCCGATAGTATAATCATTATATAAACCATTATCTAGATCCGTTTTAAATCTACGTGGATCACTAATTATCAATCCTTCAGCGCCTTCTTCAACTCCGCTACGAATAAGAGTTTGAAACTTCTCCAGAGTAGCGGCGGCATAATTAGCTTGATGAATAAGATCCTGTTGCTGACGAAATTTGAATAAGGTTCTATATGTAGCTTCATTAGGAAACTTCATAGCGAAAGCACGGGCTGTTTGACCTGCTTGGGTGAACGCCAAACTCATCTTATTATTTCTTTCAATTCTCTTATCAGATAAGTCACGCGTAATAACCGCATTCATAGCAGCCGCTTTATTCCGAGCAGCTCCAATACGAAACAGTTTCCTCGCGCCCATAGTCATTGGCTGACTTTCAATATTGGCTATTTCAGTAGCAAAAGCGTCATTGATTATTTCAACCCTAGTTTTATCGGTTGATGGATCTGGAGGTGCTAAGAATTTCTGCTCAGCAACTTCTAACATTTTGGCCTCAAGTTTTTCTAGGTTTACTATGGTATTTTCACTATCAACTTGTTTAGTATGCTCCTCAACCGCGTCGATTTGTGTATCAACTAAACCCAGTACCTGGCGATGTGCTGCTTCAGCAGCTCTTGCCATACCCATAGCAATATTAGGATTAGCTCTGCCTAGATTAAAATTAGCTTGTCCACCGCGTGATGGTTTGAATACTTCCTTAGCCATATTATCCCCCCGGTCCCTTTGAAGGAGTTGTTTTTAACGGTTTTGATCTCAGTCCCTCTGCACTTATTGCTAGATCAGTTAATTTACCTACGCCGCCAATAGCGGTTCCAGTAGCAGCGAGATCACCTTGTTGTTTAAGAGATTCACCCTCAAACGTGGCTATATTAGCTTGATTAGTTTTAGAGACTCCAAAAACTTCGGTTTGATAAGTTTTCAGCAACTGATCAGATTCAAATGAGAAAATGTCATCTAAGAAGATGTCATCAAAACCATGACCTGTCGCTCCTTGTGATAAGAGATCACTTTCAAGCGTACCATGTTCTCGTCTAAATATACGCGCATCTTGTTTTCGTCTAGCCCTGTCGTAAGCTGCATTAGCTTCTTTTTCTTGCGCTCTTAATTGAGCATTATAATCACCAAGAGCTTTTGCATTTCTGCCAGCTGCTTTCTGCGCTTGCATGGTCATAACTGTAGATGCTACAGTAGCTACGGCCGAGATGGCTAATTTTACCACCATAGCTGTCGTCATAGGTTCAAAGAACCTTTGACCATACCCGTATCTTAAATCTATATCTCCATTTCGTATTTTTTCTAAAAACATTTCGCAACTCTTATATAGGTTTCTTTTTCAGGACCGAAATTTTTCATCGTACCCTCTTCCTTAAATCCAAAAAACTTAGCAAATCTACGACCTTCTTTAAAATCCGCTAAAACAACACTCTGTAATCGATGCATTTTATGTTTTACAATTAGCTCATCTAAAAACTCCTTCAGAATCCGCAAAGCCTTTCTTTTTTCAGAGAATGTCTCTTTACCCAAATACATCCATAATTCATATACTCCAGTCCAAAGAGACGTGACTCCTACACAAGCAACTACCTTCCCATCTCGCAATGCAGTGAAAGCATCGCTTTGAATTTCTAAAGCTAGGGCTTGTTCTTCAATTGTATATTTAGAATGACTTACATTAACTAAAGCAACTGAATCAAAATCTACCCAATTCATATGCCACTTTTCGAAAGGCACCACTACAGCGTTCCCGTATCTTCGCATGTCCTGTCGTTATTCCCAATTGATTGTGTGTGTTTATTAAAGAAGACTCAATCCACTCTCCCGTGGAATCCTTCACATACATACAATCACAATCCAAACAATCTAAAAAATCAAAATCGTGATAAAAAATCTTGTCAATAGTAGCTTCTAAATTATGACTACCACAACAAGGACAAATAGTCACCTTTTCTGCACTTCAAGGCGTGGACCAAGGGCAACTAAAGTAAACGGACTTGGTTCATCGTGAATAATAGCAACTTGACCTTGTGTATCATAACCTCCAGGGAAACTTACTAATTTATCTCCTGTAAATAATGGAGGCGAAGAATCCATTGGATCTGATCCTCCACGATATAAAATAGGATCTAAATCAGCAGCAATTAAACTAGTTCCAAACTTGCCTCCAAGAGATAAATATAAACGAATTAATACCTGAGAAATACGCTTAATTTTACCTTGTCCAGTTCCAGTAGGCGTAGGAGCCTGTATTGGAAGAGTTAATATTTTTGAAGCATATTGCAATCCTACGTGTACTTTCGATGCCGCTTTATCAATTGTTATAGCACTTGATGAAACTGTTTTATCTGTTTGTTGTGCTCCATCCGCAAAAACTTGAACAGTTTCACCTTCCAAATGCCCAAGACCAGTAATAGAAGTAGTGGAAGATCCGCTATAAGTAGCGCCAGAATCAACAAAGAAGGCATTATCTTTGTCTGTAGTCGAACTAGGTTCAAATCTTTCTTCAAGAAATTCTACGTATCTTACTGTAGCTAAATTTACAGTTCTTTTAACAATTATATATAAAGTGTTACTTTTACCATCAACAGAGGGAATAGCCGCTAACGAGTCGATAACTGCGGTACTTTCATCTGTAATCGCAAGTCTTGTAGTATCAGAACTCACAATAGTAAGGTATCCGGATTTATGCATAGTTTCTTCTATTGTAACAACATTTGCCGACGGATTAGCGACAGTAAAATCTGCGTGTAAATTGATCGCCGTAAATATATTATCTGCTGTCGTATTGTTAGATTCGTTGTGAAAAAATTTATTTGTTTCTGGTGTCGGAGAACTTCCAGGCCCCTGACAAGTAAACGTAACAGTCGTTCCGTCTGATTTGTTTAATTTAAGTGTTGCACCTGTAGCAATATTAGTATAATCAGTCACAGTAATGGTAGCATTACCAAAATAACCACCGAGAGTTTGTGTTTGCCAAGATACTACTTCTTCATCTCTTTTATATGTAAATGAAATAAGATTTCCATTAGTAAGTTTTACAAAAACTACTCCATTAGGTTCTTCAACATGAGCGAGTTCTGCAATTCCAGTTCTTGGAAGATGTTCTGATAAAAGAGATAAATTTGCTGATAAATGTTTATCATTCTCAAATGAGAAAAGAAGTTCGCGAACCTTTGTAGTTGCACGAGATACATATAAAACAGCGTCTCCTGCTTTAATAGGTTGAATAGAACCTGCGCCATCCTCAGTTTGTTTATCTACTTTAAGTTTAGTAGGAGAAAATGCATCTGATGTAGAACCGGACCAAATCTTAAATGGACCATCGCTTGTTCCTGCAAACATCCAAGAATTATCTACCATTAACCAAAATATAGCATTTACTTGATTATCTGTAATAAGACGATTTATTGCATTAGAACCCGCAACTGTCCCGTCTCTTCCGGTCGGTTTATGACTATTAAAATCTGAAGATCTTGAACAAAAGAAAGCATTAGGTTCATTAGTTGTCGAGGCAAAAACTAATCTGTTCTCATAAAACGTAGGTTTCGCTGATGGCCAATTATTTGTACCATACCAAGCACCTAATCGCCAGGTCGTCACTGCTGAAGTATTTAAAAAAGCTGAATCATCATCATCTACAACAGTAGCCGTTACATGAGTTGTATCAGTGAACGCCGTGATTATAGCACACCCCCATTCTGATGATTGCTCAATTCTAACCATGCGTCCTACATCTACAACAGCTGAAGTAAAGAGAGCTGATGAAGCTGTAATAGTAACAGAACCAGTTGTTCCAGACGGAGCAAGAGTAATTGCAGTAGAATTTTGTGCTAGATATGGACCATCTCCATAATTATAATCACTAAAAGCCCATGAAGTATCTGCTGTACGTGTGAGTTCTTGTGGTCGAATATTTGGATGACAAATAAATAATACGTCAGCAGATTGAGTATATGTTATATCCGCTACTTGAGCTGTTGTATAAGGAGAAACTATTTCATAAGCCGAACTACCACCACTCAGGATTTGACCTTCATCCTTATAAAAACGACAATACGTATTACCAAATTCAATAATGTAGGCTTGTTGTGTATTAAATATAAAAGGAATGAGGCGAGTTACTGCAGATTGTGTTTTTACAGTAGTAATATGTCTTGTACCAGAACGTTTATCAGCAGGACCATGAGGATAAACTATAAAATTATCCATAGTTTCAACTGCATTAGGATATTTTTTTAGATCTGTTCGTCCCTTAAGTAACGGACTAAATTCACCACCTGTAAAATTAGTTTGAAGAGGTTCTGCACGAATCCCGGAGTCGGCAGGTAACTTTGTGGTAGTGGCCACTATAAATCTCCAGAACCAATATTTGTTCCTTGTATTCTAGAATCTAACCAAAGATTTGCTTCGAAATCATCCGGTTCATCTGATTGAGAATCAACGGTTTTAGCGTTTTTAAGAGCAAGTCTATACGCCTCCATTAATTCTTTAGCTAAAGTACCACTTTGAGTTAAACGCTCGCAAATTGTAGCAGCTAAACGTAAGCCAAATGCCATAACAAACATATAATCATATTCTGTGGGCATATCATTTTCTGCGATATATTTTATTTTAATCACACTAGAATCACATTCAATAAATTGACCACTAATCTTATATGGTGGATTATCTTCTATCTCAACAAGTCGAATATAATCAGTTGGTAAATCAAAGCGATAAGAGAATCCATATACGGGAGTAGTATCATCAAGACCAGGTACAATACGCTTAACAGCAAAATTCCAAGGATGATCAGCAAGTACAGCATCTCGAACTAGATCATATACTTGGTTAATAGATTTTGCTTCATTAGTATCATCGGTAAGAGAAGTAATTGGATTTCCACCAACATGGGTTAAGGCGAGATTTGCAATTTGTACTTTAGAAGTTGCCATTTTAAGGAACCCCTCCCCGAAGGGAGGGGATTAATACAAGGTTAATTAATCAATCACGTACCACATACCTACGTGAATTGTTCCAGTAATCGAAGCACCGCCTGTAGTTAACGAAACAATATCGTTAGAAGTATACTTATAAAAAGCAGCTGTATCGATTTCCGCAATTAAAGGCACAATAATACCTGCAGAACTTGACGCTTCAGCAGTATTATAGCGATTTGCATCCGCTGCATCTCCAAGATCGAGAGTAGACGAAGATCCTAAAGCATCGTGCCAGATTTTCCAATCAAGAATTCGCCAATTATCCAAAACTCGAAACAATTGAATAACTGATCCAGAAGCTAAAGAACTAGCTTCATATGTATCATACATAAAACGAACGCGACCGTCTGCAATGTCAGGCAAGACATGATCAACGGGCACGGCAGTCATTAGAGTGTAATTTACACCTTTTACTGTTGCCATGATTAAGTCTCCTTATTCATTACATTCGATCTCATACATTTTATTTTCTTCCATGCGAACTGCACCGAAAGAAGCAGAAACATATACTTGAGTCGAGTTACGTTTGTCCCTT